GTGTTTTATCATATTAAAGAGCTTCAATATCAAGCAAAGCCAGCTCATCCCGATCCGGTGTATGCGAAAAAGCTTCAAGAAATACTGGGCGGCCAATTCGGTGAGATCAGTGTGATGATGCAATATTTGTTCCAAGGCTTTAATTGCAGGGCGGATGCCAAATATAAAGATTTGTTATGTGACATAGGCACTGAAGAGATTGCACACGTCGAAATGCTGGCGACAATGATTTCCAGACTTCTGGATCATGCGCCAGCTGATGTACAGGAGGATGCTTATAAAAGCAATCCCGCTATTGCAGCAGTAATGTCGGGAATGAATCCTCAGCATGCGATTGTGTCCGGTTTGGGTGCAATGCCATCAGATAGTGAGGGCTATCCGTGGAATGCCAAATACATTATTGCAAGCGGAAATTTGCTCGCGGATTTTCGCGCAAACTTAAATGCGGAATCTCAAGGGCGCCTTCAGGTGACCCGGCTGTATGCGATGACGGATGATCCTGGTGTAAGGGATATGCTCTCGTTTTTAATTGCAAGGGATACTTATCATCAAAATATGTGGTATGCGGCCATTAGAGAGTTGGAAGAAAGAGAACGGGATATTGTGGTGCCAACGACGTTCCCGCGTGAACTCGAAAAGCGTGAAGTGGCTTATGACCTGTTTAACTTTTCCAGAGGGGATGAAAGCTCACAAGGAAGATGGGCTCATGGCGAAGCCTTTGACGGACGGGGAGAATTCAGGTATATTCCGGCCCCTATTGCATTCGGGCCTGCGCCTCATCTTAAACCGGCGCCAATGTGGGTGCATGATACGATGCCTCCAATGTCAAAATGCTAGTTTTTCTGCCGGGCTGAGGATAGATGATATCTGTTCAGCCCGTTTTTGGTTACCTGTTTTTGCCGATATGATATAACGCTTTTTCTTCAGCGACCTGCAAGTGCTGCTGATCGCCTTCCTCGTACGCATTTGGCCGCTTGTGTGATAATAAATAAGCGAGCCGCTTCTGAAATTGAATACCTGCTTTACGCCGTTCAAACATTTCAAGCCTTTTATCCGCAAATTCTTTTGTCACCCGGAATACTGACGTGATTGTGGCAAGCGCCTGGCTTCTCCATTGCGGCAGCTCCATCTGCAACAGCATAAAGGTTGGCACACAGAAGTGGTACATAAATTGATTTGCCTGGAATTCCTGCAATTCTCTGAAGAGCTTGTTCATCTGAAAATGATTGCCTGCATGCTTTAACACATGGCACAGTTCATGGCCAAAATCCTCCCATTGCTCTTCCAGTGATTTTCTCTGGTTCAATACAATGCTGTACATCCCATCGTACTTGACCATCATGCTCCCCATATCCTCAAAATGAACCCAAATATCAAGATCTTTTGCGATTTTCAGCATGTCAATGTGATGCGGGGAGGTGATGCCCAGCCGACTGTATACATTTTTTACGTATTCCTCCAGATGTGATAAGTAATCGCCCAATTGAATACTCCCTTTCGAACATTTGTTCTGTTTTTAGCGAGAAAGAAAAGCCCCGTATAGGACTGGAAAGTGTGTAGAAATCTTTCCCTTTTCTAAAAAAAATAAACAATTTTTTCTTTATATCGGTCTATTTTTCATATGTTTTAGAGAACGGAGAAAGATTTATTTATTTTTTGGTTTTCGGTTTTTCTCTTTTTCTTTTAAATAGTTGATAAACTCGATGGCCTGCTGTTTGCTTTCGGGGGAAAAATCCTGCATATCACGGTATGCGATCTGCAGGTCCGGATCTGAGAACATATCGTCGTCTTTTTTGTCTTTCCCTGTTAATAAGTAATCAGCCGTTACTTGAAAGTAATCAGCCAGCTTTTGCAGTGTATCGTAATCAGGCTCGCTCCGCCCGTTTTCATAGTGGGAATATCGTGCCCGTGACACACCGATGTGTGATGCGATTTCTTCCTGTGTCCTTTTCCCTCTGAGATTCTTCAATCTGCCGCCTATCATGCTATGACCTCTCTTTTTTAAACGCTCTAAGTTACTATTGATTATAGATACAAAATGTATCAAAATAAAGTGATGATAAAAAAAGTATCAAAAATAACTTGATGATACAGAATGTATCGTTTATACTTGGATACAGCTGATACGAAATGTATCAAAAACAAATCAGGAGAGTGATCACATGTATCCCATCCAAATTGTTTTTAGTGAAAATCCCATAGATCAGCGCCATCTCGGACAATCCGGCGGCACCATTTCGTTTACGCCATGCGGCCTTCCGGTATTCCACTTTGAAACGCAAGAACAGTTTCAAACATATATGCTGTTAAAAGGAGAAGCCGCGTACAATGAAAACCGATAAAAGCTATCCTTTTCCTATGTATTCAGGGTTATTGAATTCAGAACATTATGACAAAATAGGTCCGGCTCTATGGCTGTTTCTCTGGTTCATTAGCTCAACAACAAAAGAAATTGAAAAAGACGGGATATGCTGGGGAATCGTGCTCGGCCATAAGCCGTTAAAAGCAAGAGAAATGGCGGCTGTATTCGGTGTCAGTGAAAAAACCGTCAGAAGATGGCTGGAGCTCCTTGAAGCCCATGAGTACATAAAGGCTGTCCGCGCGCCATACGGACTGGTGATTTCGGTCAAGCAGTCCAAAAAATACAGCTTCAGATCGGACAAAATGGCACACCTGAGCATAACGGAACGGCCATTTTCGCCGCAGGCACCGGACACAGACGTCCGCTCAAATAAAGATAAAACAAATAACAATACTGCTGCTATTGATGCAGTGGATCACATTGCGAAGCGCTTTACACAATTACGGTCGGCTCAAGAAGGACGCACCGTGTATCCTTCCTCCAGAGATTATCAAGCCATCGCCCGTATTGTCGCCATCGGCGTTCCTGTAACGCAAACAATCAAATGGCTTGAGGAATGCTTTCAAGCCTTTGAAAACCGGCGGACCGCCGCTTCAGAAACAATCAAGGCCTTTCGCTACTGCTCGAAATTTATTGAAGACCGTTTTTTCGCGCAGCAGGCCAAAAAAAACACCGCGATTCAACATGAGAGGATGGAAAGACATGACAAAACGAACAATCGAGCAGATTTTAGACGAGCTGAGAAGAGGGAGACGTCCATTACTGGCGGACAAACCGGCCGAATCAGACGCAAGCCGGTATGATTGCCCGCGATGCAAGGATCAGGGAGGCTACCTCATCCAGCAGAACGGCCTGGAGGTATGGACGAGGTGCAGCTGTATGGCAGAACGGAAAGTGAAGCGGCTCCTCGGTACCAGTGAGATTACCCCTGCCTTCAGACAGCTGGGCTTCGAAGAGTTCAGCATTGAGGGGAAGCCGCAGGCTATAGAAGACGCGTTTGAATGCACAAAAGAGTATGTGGCGGATTATGAACAAATCAAGGATAGTCGGAAAAATAGCATCGCCCTTTTAGGACAGCCCGGCTCAGGAAAAACGCATCTTTTGACCGCTGCCGCCAACGATTTGATGAAAACACGCCATGTGCCGGTCATTTATTTTCCGTTTGTGGAGGGCTTTACCGATTTGAAAAATGATTTTGATCTTTTGGAAGCGAAGCTGAACCGGATGAAGCAGGCAGATGTGCTGTTCATCGATGACCTGTTTAAACCGGTTAACGGCAAACCCCGCGCCACCGATTGGCAATTAGAGCAAATGTATTCGGTACTCAACTATCGCTACTTAAATCACAAACCGATTTTGCTTTCGAGCGAGCTGACGATCGAAACACTTGTCCGGGTTGATGAAGCGCTCGGGACGAGAATCTACGAAATGTGCAGTGACTATTTAGTGATTATCAAAGGAACAGCCCGCGAGCTGAATCATAGATTGGAGGGGGCCAGATAATGTGTGAGCTTTGTCTGACAAAGAAAGTCATCGTGGAGCATACAGACATTGGCGCCGTTTTTCATCCATGTCCGAACTGCCGATCCGGCACTGATTTAACGCCGGTCATTCAAAAGCTGGAGGACATGATGACAGAGGGAAAAGCGAGGCTGAATATCCATGATTAAAAAGCTGACTGCTTTCATAGCTTTGCTGTTTCGGGCGAAGCAAACGGAAAAAAACATTGAACAATGGTATAAGGATGACGGGAAGTGAAGGTATTGGAAAAAACAAAACAGGCAGAGAAAAGCCCCGCACCGTGGCGTGCCGTCCCGTGCGGGGATACAAAACCGATCTATATTTATTCAGCTTACAGTGAAGAAGAAAAAGAAAGATTCCCCTATTCAAACGGGAGGTTGATTGCTGCTGTATTTGACCTCAGCTCATATTCACAAAACATGAATGCCGCTTTAATGGCGGCTGCGCCAGTACTGCTGGAAGCGTCTCAAGCAGCGCTTGATTATCTGAAAGGAAATTCTGTTCATTCAAAAGAGCGCATCATTCAGCTATTAGAAAAAGCCAACACAAGCGCGGAACCGCCAAAAGGAGGAAAAGAAACATGATCGATCCTAAAAAACTAGTCAATATCAATTCCATCACGCTGGAGAGCCAGCTGGAGGAGGGAAAAATCCATGTGATTATTGTGGACGGCATCAAACGGGAAGCATGGATTGCGGAGGCGCCGGAGCATGGTAAAACGCTCATTGAAACGAGAAAGGGAGACCTTGCCCGCGTGGAATTTGAAATCGGCTATAAATTAAATTAAAGCGAAAAAAGAATACGTCCAAGACGGAAAGCCTGCGGACACTGATCAACTTGCACAGCATTTGTGCGTTGATTGGTGTCCGTTTTTTTTGTCCAAAATAAGGAGGATCATAGAATGCAAGATTTACTATTTGAATATAAACGCACGCTAAAAAAGACCCGAACACAATATAAACCGCTCGCAGAAGCAGATGAATCCATGCTCTCAGCTGAAGAGCTGAAGGATAAAAAAATCATCCGAAACATGATTACCGATCTGGAATATGTAACAGAATGGCTTGAAAAAGGAAGACAGCCCGGCATCAGACGGGCGATTGACCGGCGTGATGCGTACCAGCGGCTGATGATCAAGGATCCGAGAATCATCGAATCATTTTCCAGCGCTATGATGGTTGAGCCGGACGGACAGGTATCAGAAGAAGACAGAGAGAGAATCCGAGAAGCGTTATCCCTGTTAACGGACAGGGAAAAAGAAATATTTTTGCTGCATAAGGTAGAATGCTTTTCTTATGAACGGATTGCTGATCTTCTCGGCGTGAAAAAATCGACTGTGCAAACGACCATTAAACGGGCGATCGTCAAGATGCAAAGACAGCAGGAAGAAATGAATCAATCGCTTGCCTGAACGCTTGTCATACGTTTGCCACCTATAAGTGAATAGAGCATGACACATAAGCGGCTGGCAGGATCAGCCGCTTTTATGAATAGACATCCATGCTGGAGGTGGCGGTGATGCCGTAGCATGAAAACACAACAGCGCGAACAAGCATTAGCAATCTATCAACAACATCAAGGAAAGATCACAAATCAAGCGATCGCGGAGACAATCGGCGTTTCCGCGAAAACAATCGGCATCTGGAAAAAACAAGACAATTGGAAAGAGGCCTTGTTTTCTGAAACTAGAAACGAACAAAAACAGCGCCGGATAGATAATGATGAATTAAATGAACGGCAGCGGCTGTTTTGCCTGTATTACGTCAAAAGCTTCAATGCCACACAGTCGGCAATCAAAGCGGGCTATTCTCCGGACAGCGCCCATGTGACGGGCAGCCGGCTGTTAAAGAATGAAAAGGTCGCTGCAGAAATCAGGCGCATTAAAAAAGAAATGGTCAATGAAATGTTTATTGAAGCGATGGACGTGCTGCAGGTTTACATCAAAATCGCGTTTGCGGATATAACGGACTATGTGACTTTCGGAAAAAAAGAGGTCCAGGCAATCGGGAAATCGGGGCCGCTGTTTGATGAAGATGATAATCCGATTATGAAGGAAATCAGCTATGTCGATGTCAAAGATTCCGGTCTTGTGGACGGCACCATTGTAACGGAAGCGAAGCTCGGCAAAGAAGGCATCGCCATCAAGCTCGCAGATAAAATGAAGGCGCTCGAGAAGCTGTCCTTATATTTCGATTTGTTTCCGGATCAATTGAAACAAAAAATTGAAAACGAGAAATTAAAGCTTGCCAAACAAAAAGCGGAGAAAACAGATGACAGCCAAGCGCCGATTGAAATCATGATCAAACGAAAAGAGGGCAACCCATGATTGTAAAAGAAATCAACCCTCATTTCGAAGATTACGTGTTCAATTGGGAGCAGACGTACCAGTTTCTCGTCGGCGGCTACGGCTCTTCCAAAAGCTATCATACCGCATTGAAAATCGTATTAAAGCTGCTGAAGGAAAAACGGACGGCTCTTGTCATACGTGAGGTGTTCGATACCCATCGGGATTCAACCTACTCCTTGTTTCAAGAGGTGGTCGAAGAGCTCGGCCTCACAAAGGCTGTGGCACCCCTTTCTTCCCCGCTGCAGCTGCGGTTTCAAAACGGCAGCCGGATCATGTTCAAAGGAATGGACAATCCGGCGAAATTAAAATCGGTTCATAACATTTCTTTAATATGGATTGAAGAATGCTCAGAGGTGAAATACGAAGGCTTCAAGGAATTAATTGGCCGTCTGCGCCACGCTGAGCTGAAGCTACACATGATCTGCACCACCAATCCCGTCGGCACCTCCAATTGGACGTACCGGCATTTTTTTCGGGATGAGCGCAATAAACGGTTTGTGCTTGATGACAGCGAGCTTTACGAAAAGCGGACGATTGTGAAGGGAGATACGTATTATCATCATTCCACGGCAAACGACAATCTCTTTCTTCCGAAAAGCTATGTGAAACAGCTTGACGGACTCAAGGCGTATGATCCTGACCTATACCGGATTGCCCGTAAAGGACGATTCGGCGTCAATGGGATCAGGGTGCTGCCGCAGTTCGAGGTGCTTCCGCATGATCAAGTAAAAGAACGCATCGAAGCCATCGGCCAGCCGATTTTTCGGACAGGCATGGATTTTGGGTTTGAGGAATCCTACAATGCCGTCATCCGGCTCGCTGTCGATCCTGAGAAAAAACACCTCTACATTTATTGGGAGTATTATCGAAACAAAATGACAGATGACAGGACGGCTGAGGAGCTGCGTGCGTTTATTGATACACAGGAATTAATTAAAGCCGACGCTGCTGAGCCGAAAAGCATCCAATATTTCCGTCAGCAGGGATTTCGAATGGTCGGAGCCAGAAAGTTTCCCGGCTCAAGGCTTCAATACACAAAAAAAGTGAAACGATTCAAAAAGATCTTCTGTTCGGACCGCTGTGAAAATGTCCTCTATGAGCTCAAGACGCTGACGTATGCCAAAGACAAAAACGGCGCGCTGATAGAGGATGAATTCACGATTGACCCGCATACGCTGTCTGCCATTTGGTATGCGCTTGATGACTATGAGGTGGCTGATATGAAAGAGACAGCACACAAACGGATCCGGCCGAACCGTGAAAGGAGGAGGTCATAAATGATGCACAATCAAACAGTCAGAGCGACTGTGTTCAAATCCAATTCCGCCGCTCCTCAGACAAAGCAAATCTATGAAGATGACTTTTCTGAGCTGTACGGAGACGATATTATCGCACCGCCTTACAATATGATCGAGCTCAAAAGCATTGCTGAGTACTCGACGATTCTCCAGCAATGCATTGATGCATACAAAGTCAATATTACAGGTTTTGGATTCGATGTTGAGTACACATTTGATGTCAACGCGAGTGATGTCGATCAAACGAAAAAGAAAAAAGCGGAACAAGAATGGGCCAGACTCGAAGCCTTTTATAAATGCCTTCACTTTGATGAATCAGCTGAAATGATTTTGGGCCATGCCATCGAAGACAGAGAAAAAACAGGCAACGGGTTTATGGAAGTGCTGCGTGACGGGATGGGAAAACCGGCCGGCATTGAATATTTAGATGTGAAGCATATGCGAGTATGCGGAGCCGGTGAGCCAGTCGAGGTTTCATTTGTATACGAAGAAAACGGGAAAGTGAAGAGGTTCAAAAGGCAAAAACGCTTCCGAAAATATGTGCAGATGATTAATGGAGAGAAAGTGTTTTTCAAGGAATACGGCGATCCGCGAAAAATGGACATGCGAACGGGTGAATATGTAAATACATTGGCAGAGAAGCATCAAGCGAATGAAGCGATTCACCTCAAAATCGGAAGCGGTGTATACGGGGTGCCCCGATGGGTCGGCAATATCGTCAATTTATACGGGGCGCGAAAAGCGGAAGAGCTCAATTTTATGTATTTTAAACAGGGCCGTCACGTACCCGCCGCCATCACAGTGGAAAACGGGATGCTGTCGGAAGCTTCTTATCGGGAGCTGCAAGAGTACATGAATGATCTTGAAGGCGTGGAAAATGCCCATAAATTCCTCCTTATTGAAGCGGAGGGAATCGCGAAAGAGAAGGACCTGCACGGGGGAGAGGATATTACGCCGGTTTCTGTTGAAATCAAATCACTCGCGGAAATTCTCCAAAACGACGCCTTGTTTCTTGAATACGATGAAAAAAGCAGAAATAAGCTGCGCTCGGCGTTCCGCCTCCCGCCGTTGTATACAGGCGAGGCCCAGGAATACAACCGGGCGACAGCCGATACCGCCAGAAAAATTACGGAGGAGCAGGTCTTTCAGCCGGAGCGAAAAACGCTCGTGAATAAACTGAACACACTGCTTTTGCCGGAGCTGAATATTCATGACGTCAGGCTGACATTAAAAGGACCGGACTTTCGTGATCCGCTTGAGATTGCGAAAGTGCTCGGTCCTTTTATTACAGCCGGAGCGGTCTCGCCGAATGATTTACGCGATCTTGCCGGACGGGTGCTTGGCAAAACGCTGGAGGAGTGGCCCGAAGAAATGTATAAACGGCCTGCAGGACAGGATGCGGAAAAAACAAACCTGGCTGCGCTCATGCAGGAGCTGAAAGAAAGCATCGATGAGATCAAAACGTCCTGAAGGGAGGTGAATCAAGCAGGTGGCGCGGGAATTAAAAAATGCCAAAATCAGCTTTGTCAGCTATGTGGACAAGGCGGCTAACCAAACAGAATTTTTCTTTACGAAGTCAGCGGGACCTCCGTCATTTGAAAAAAAGGTTCGGCTGTTTACAAAAAGTGAGCAGGACGAACAAAAGCTCGTGTACGGAATCGTGTACGAGCCTGATGTTCCTGACGCCCACGGCGATTTTATGACCGCCGAGGAAATTGAAAAAGCAGCCCACGGATTTCTCGCGGAGGCACGGGAGATTGACATCAATCACAGTTTTGAGGGCGGAACCGGCGTCGTGGTCGAGTCATATGTGGCGCCCGATGATTTTATGATCGGGTCAAAGCAGATTGCAAAAGGCTCGTGGGTGCTCGTAACAAGAGCGTCTGACGAGGTGTGGGAACAGATCAAGGCTGGAATCATTACCGGCTACAGCATGGCGGGCACTGCTGATGTGTATGAGGAAGAACCGGTTGAAAAAGCGGGATTCTTCAGTGTATTCAAGCAGATGCTGGCTGACAAAACAGGGAAGGAGACTGAAGAAATGAGAAAAGAAGACATGAAAGAATCATTCGAGCATGCGCTGTACCCTCTGCTCAAACGGCTTGAACGAATTGAAAAAAATACAAATATGGAGGAAAAGCCGGAGCAGACGGGTGATGACGAGCGTTTGAAAACACTCGTTGAGGACATGATCGCCCCGCTGATCGAACGCATCGAGGCGTTGGAAAAAGCACGAGGCACGTCTAAACAGACAGCTGACGATGCGGGCGGCAATACAGAGCAAGTGAAAAAATCAATCTGGAGCGGACTGCTGTAAAACCAGTCAAAGAGGAGGAAATCAATTGAGAAATCAAGAGATCATTCGGAAAGCGGAAATGTCGCTTTCTGCTTTAAAAAGCGGCGGGCTTATGAATCCTGCGCAAGCATCGGCTTTCATCCGCATGGTGCAAAACACGCCGACCATTTTCAGTGAATCGCGCGTGATTCAAATGGAAAATGACTCGCAAAAATTTGAGAAAATCGGCTTTGGCCAGCGTATTCTGCGGGCGGCTCAAGAAGGAAAAGCACTGTCAAACGACGAGCTGACTGTTCCAACGACCAGCACTGTCCAGCTGAACGCGAAGGAAGTCATTGCGGAAATCAACATTACGTATGACACACTCGAAAACAATATTGAAAAAGACGGCCTGCAGCAAACCATCATGCAAATTTTAGCAGAGCGCGCAGCAGTTGATATTGAAGAGCTGATTGTAAACGGCGATACAGCATCAGCTGATCCGTATTTGGCACAGCTGGACGGCATCCGTAAACAAGCGGTGTCCCATATCGTGGACATGAACGGTGAGGAACTGTCCAGAGCGACATTCAAGAAAGGCTTAAAGGCTGTTCCGCCGAAATATTTGCGCATTCCTCAGGACTTCAGATTCTATACGTCTCACGGTTTAGAAGTTGAATGGAAGGACCGTGTGGCAGACCGCCAGACAAACCTTGGGGACCAGGCTGTTCAGGGCGGCTTGTCAACAGCATTCGGCGTACCGGTTAAAGGGGTATCCAATATGCAGCCGTACACAGTCGGTGAGGGAGACGCGCAATATGACGCTTCCGATATCATTCTCACACATCCGAAAAATATCATTCTCGGCTTCTCCCGCAATATCCGAATTGAAGTCGACAAAGACATCCGCGCCCGTAAATTCGTTATCGTCTTAACAGCCAAGCTGGACAGCAAGTTCGAGGAAGAGGATGCCTGCGCGAAATTAATTAACGTAAAAGAATAATAGAAACGGGGTGGTCAGCTCATGCTCATTGAACCGACTGACGTAGCCTCCTATTCGGTCTTTGATCGAGTGAAAAACAGGCCGGAAGAACTGCTGGCACAGGATATCATCGAGGCGGAAGCGGAAGCGGCCCTCATCACGGGCCACCGCTTTGAAGACAGCGTTTATGACCCGCTGCCCGACAAGGCGAAATTGGCTTTGCTGAAACTAGCCCAGTATTTTGCGCTTGTAAACAGCGATGAATCAGCCTCATCAAGCTATCAGTCTGAAAAAATGGGGGATTATTCCTACACGATGTCCGGAGACGGAGGCATTCAGCGGCCAGAGGTGTATCATTTGCTCGAAGCGTTTATCACGCCTGGGTACTTTCCCGAGTCCTCTAGACTCAAGGTGAGGTCTTTATGAGCTATCAGCAGATGCTCATTCACTGCTGCGACATTTATCATGAAGCAGCAAAAGCGCCGTATGCAGGCCGATTCGGAATTCCGGCGGACAAGCTGCAGCCGGTGATTTCCTATCCGGACAAACCCGATGAACAAGGTGTTCCTTGCTATTTTACCGAAAAAACGCAGCAGCTGATCCAGAAGGAGCCGAATCAAACTGTATATCATAGCTTTCTCGTCCATTTTCCGTTGTCAGCGGACATCCGCGTGAACGATAAAATCATTTGGGAGAATCATCAATATATACTAAAGCTGCCGAAAAGGATCAGACATCATCATTGGGAAGTCATCGCGGTCAGGGATGAAAGCCTATGAAAATAGCGGGGCTGAAACAGTTAAATACATCATTAAAAAAAGCGGCATCAGGCGGCTTTTCACATCAGGCATCCCGCTGGCTTGAGGAGTGCGGGCAAGATTTTCTGGAGATCGTTCAATCTGAACTGATCAGCACACAAACGATTGATACAGAAAAACTGCTCAGCTCCTTTCAAAAAGGCGCGGAGGACAATCTCTGGATTGCGCAAAGCGGAGGGCTTTCGCTTGAGGTGGGGACACAGCTTGATTACGCTTCATTTCTGAATGACGGCCATTGGACGTCACAAGAAAATGTCAGATGGGTGCCGGGGCATTTTCAAGGTGCGCGGTTTATTTATGATCCCGCCGCTTCCACGGGAATGGCACTCAAGAGAAAATGGATTCCGGGCACAAGCTACTGGGACCATGCGCTGCTTTTATATGAACAGCTGTTTGAAACATCGCTGGAAAGCAAATGGCGACAGTGGCTGAAGAAGCTGTAAAGGAGGAGCAGGATGAACAGCGAAACAGGATCGATCATGGCGTTTTTATACAGCCGGTGGTCTGTTCCCATATATGAACGAGAGCTGCCTGATCAGTTTCAGGTGCCGTCGTTATACGTCCCATCGCCATCTGTTTTCGAGGAAACAGATACGGTCTCCACATTTAAAAAAACCTACAGTCTCAATGTGAAGTTGTTTCATCATGACTCCGTTCAGGCGCTGGATGAAGCGGACAGGCTCGCGGATGCCATCCGAGAGGCGAGAAACATGGTTCCGCTCCTCAATGAATCCGGTGAGAAGACGCGGGATATGGTTCGCATTACCCGAATCGAGACTAGGGTGGGAGACAGGGGCGAGGCGGTCATGGTGATCAGGTGGAGCAGCCGATATTATTATCACAAATCAGAACAGCCTGTCTTACAGGATATCGACATGAACAGCGGGGTGAAATAAGCGGTGGCAAAAAACAAACAACAGAAGAAGGCTGTACATACAGAGAGCCGGGAAGCTCTTTTTGATACAGCGGATTTGATTAAGCACGCGAAGGAGCTGTTCGGCGTTAAGCCGGATATCCTTCAGGGGGCTTTATTTGGCGTGGATCAAACACGTATGACGAAATCAGAAGCCAATCGATTGATTCAAACATTTCTAACCAAGGAGGTCATGTCATCATGAATGGCGGAACATTTACAACAGGCAAAGAAAAAGAACGTGCAGGCATTTATTTTAACTTTAAAACGACAGCACAGGAGCGGGTGTCACTCGGTGAGCGGGGAACTGTCGCGCTTCCAGTCGCATCAAGCTGGGGCGAAGCGAAAACGTTCGTTTCCATTTCCAGTGTTGAGGACCTAAACAAAAAAGTGGGCCTCAGCATTGATGACCCGTCCTTATTGCTTTTGCGTGAAGCGAAGAAAAATGCGCAAACGGTATTGATGTACCGTTTAACCGAAGGTGTCCGAGCGTCTGCTGATATTGCTGAAGGCGTCAAAGCGACAGCTGTATATGGCGGTTCAAAAGGCAATGACATTATCATCCGCATCAACCCAAATGTGCTGGATGCTGCTTCTTTTGATGTGACAACGTATATGGATGAATCAGAGGTTGATAAACAGACGGTCAAAAAGGCTGAAGAATTAACAGCTAACGGCTATGTGACCTTTACTGGAACAGGCGATCTTTCTTCGACCATTCCGCTCACTGGTTCAGAAGGAGATACTTCAGCTGAGACACTGAATGCATCTGCGGGAATCCGTTTATCCGGCGGTACGGATAAGGCCCCTGTCAACTCCGACTATACAGATTTCTTAGCCGCGGCTGAAACGGAGAGTTTTGATGTGATTGTGCTGCCTGTTGCGGAAGGTGATCAGCTGAAGGCGACGTTTGCCGCTTTCATTAAGCGCCTGCGCGACGGCCAAGGGCAAAAAGTGCAAGGGGTCACAGCCAATTATGCCGGTGACTATGAAGGCATCATCAACGTAACAGAAGGTGTGCTGTTGGAAGATGGCACGGAAGTTACGCCGGACAAAGCAACGGCTTGGGTAGCTGGAGCGAGCGCAGGCGCTACCTTTAACCAATCACTGACATTTGTAGAGTACGAAGGCGCCGTTGATGTGTTACACCGCCTTGACCACGATGCGATTGTTGAACGTCTGGGCAAAGGCGAATTTTTATTCACATTCGATGCCCGCGATAAATCCGTGAGCGTAGAAAAAGACATTAACTCACTCGTCACATTTACAGCCGAGAAAAACAAAAAGTTTGCGAAAAATAAAATTGTTCGAGTTCTGGACGCTGTAAATAATGATTTGACTCGCGAGCTGAAAACCTTAATCAAATCACGAAAAGGCAGCGGAAGCGATATTCCGGCGTCTGAAGACGGGCTTCAGTATGTGAAAACGATGATCACGCAATACATGACAACTCTTCAGGATGCGGGCGGCATCACCGGCTTTGATTCTGATGAAGATATCACCATTTCCATGAATGAAGACCGTGACGGCTTCTTGATCGACCTGGCTGTACAGCCTGTCGACGCGGCAGAAAAATTCTACTTTAATGTGGAGGTAAACTAATATGGCATTAAAAGCGCAAAACACAATTTCAGGAAAAGAAGGCCGCTTATTTCTCGATGGCGAAGAAATGGCGCACATCAAAACATTTGAAGCCAATGTCGAGAAAAACAAGTCTGAAGTAAACATTATGGGCCGCCGCATGACCGGCCATAAAACAACAGGGGCAAACGGAACAGGAACAGCGACGTTCTATAAAGTCACATCAAAATTCGTGATCCTGATGATGGACTACGTCAAAAAAGGCAGTGATCCTTACTTTACGCTGCAAGCTGTGCTGGATGATAAGTCCTCCGGAAGAGGAACGGAAAGAGTCACGCTTTACGACGTCAACTTTGACTCAGCGAAAATCGCAAGCCTTGATGTCGATTCAGAAGCATTAGAGGAAGAAGTTCCATTTACATTCGAGGACTTCGACGTGCCTGAAAAGCTTTCTGACACGTTTTAATCAGAGCTGAACAAGCCATACAGGCCTTTCTCAAAAAGGCCTGTTTTTTTACATGATGAAATCAATTAAAAGATAAGGGAGTTTTTTACATGAGCGAGAAGAACGAAAACGTATATGATCTTTCCTTTTTTATGCCGGGGAAAACAATTGAAGCTGAGGAAATCAAAGTGCCGATCTCAAAGCGTTTTGTTGATAAAAAAGGGAACATCGTGCCATTTGTTTTTAAAGCGATCACGACAGAGCGCATTGATGAATTGGAGAAAGAAACAACAACGTATAAAAATGTCAAAGGCAGAGGCCGTGTAAAAGACTTAGACAGCCAGCGCTTTTATGCCCGAATCGCAGTGGAATCAACCGTTTATCCTGACTTCCGTTCAAAAGATCTTCGAGAAGCATACAAAACGGCCGACCCGGTAGAAGTTGCGAAACGCGTCCTGTCCGTCGGGGGCGAATACGCAAACTGGTTAAACAAAGCGATTGAGATTAATGGCTTCGAAGATGAATTAGAAGACCTGGAAGAAGAAGCAAAAAACTAATCAAAGATGGAGATAAAGAAGCCGTGTATCTCTACTATGCGATGCACGAGCTTCATTATTCTCCATCTGATTTATTAGAACTGCATGAAGCGCCGCGCAATTTTAAAGCGCTGTTGTATGGGCTGATCGGTTATAAGCTGGAATTAATGGAAAAAGAATCGAGGAAAGGAGGTACATAATATCGCTAAATTGACAGCTCGTTTTGACCTTGAAGATAAAGTTTCTAAAAAGTTAAAACGAATTCATAAAGGGTTTCAAATGGTCGAAAAAAAGGTGAAAACCATTAATCGACAGATCAAAATCAGTATTAAGGCAGAGGACCAAGCCTTTTACAGATTGAGAAAGATCAATGACTATATTGTTTTGAAGTTCGCAAAGTCACTTGAAGTTAAAGTGGTTCTTGATGATCAGGCTACTGCCGGACTTGATGTTATAGAGCAAAAGCTGAAACGTCTCCCGAAAGAAAGAAACATTACTGTAAGTCTAATTGATCATGCAACAGATGCTTATAAAAAACTAAAAAAAATGTTGAGCGGAAATCAGTTTTCAGTTGATCTTTTCGTCAACGATCAAGTCACCCCAGCTACAAAACGAATATTAGGATATTTACAAAAGAACCTTAAAAAAGGGTATTCAGTTAAATTAAAAGTGATTGATGAAATAACAAAAACCGTAAATCGAATTACAGCCCTTTTAAGAGATTTTGAAAAAACATATACAGTTAATATCACCGCAAAAGAAAAATTAGCTGCTGATAAGATCAACGAGAAGAAACCGGAAGAAAAAAAGAATTGGTTTATGCAGCTGTTAGAAGACTTTGGAACAGCCTTTAAAGATAAAGTGATAGATAAGATTCTTGATTGGTTATTTGAAAAAATTCCCGGGTTTAAAAAAAATGATAATGAAACAAATACCCCAAATCATGCGCCTGGGAATACGCAGAGTAATGATAAAGTTGATAAACGCAACACCGGGCGCAGGTGCTGTTGCTGCTGCTGCGGGGGTGGAGGTAATAGATCTAGAAGCAAAGCCAACAAAAGATATAAAAAAAGAAAAAGCCCAACAAGTGCAAGGACTTCAGGACGAACACTGAGAGTTCCCGGCGAGGTATTGCGAAGACGTCAGGGCGGTGCATCAAGAGAAAATGCCACAAGCGGAAGAAATTCTGGTTCTAAGTTCAGAAACTGGTTTGGAAGCATGAGATCCGTTGCCACCGACTCATCAAAATGGGGGAAAGTTTTAACACCTTTAAAAGGTTTGGGGAAATTTGCTAAAGGTATCCCTCTTTTGGGAACTGCATTAGCGGCAACCGATTTGCTGGGGATGAACAAAGATAATGCAGGTGAGAAAGTTGGCTCATTTGCGGGGAATCTTGGCGGAGCTGTTGCAGGTGGAGCCGCGGGAGCAGCCATTGGTTCTGTCGTCCCTGTTGTCGGCACTGCTGTCGGCGGAGTTGTCGGTAGTATCGCTGGCGGTATCGGAGGTTCTGATTTAGGATCCTCTATCGGCAAATGGTTTGATGATGGTGGCGCTTCAAAAGCATGGGATGGAATTGTTGACGGTGCTAAAAATGCTGTCGATTGGATCAGCGATACTTGGTCTGATTTCTCGGATTGGTTTACGGATAATGTCTGGACTCCTGTTAGTGATTGGGCCGGAGATAAGATTGATAAGATCACCGATAAATTTGAGGATGCAAAGAAATGGTTGACTGATACTTGGAATGATGTTTCATCCTGGTTTGTGGATAACGTATGGACACCTCTTTATAACACGGCTGTCCCGATCATAAATTTAGTAGTAGGTGCCTTTTTATTTGCTTGGGATGGTATCCAAGCTCTCTGGAAGATTGTTTCAACGTGGTTTATGGATAATGTTTGGAATCCATTAGTTGACGGTGTCACTGATGCTGCTGATTGGATTTGGACAAAAATAAATGACGCTTGGACTTGGATCTCAGACACATGGTCCACTGTCTCAACTTGGTTCATGGATAATGTTTGGAATCCGATTAGTAATGCAGTGGCAACTGTGGCGGGCTGGATACAGGATCATATTGATTATGCGAGAATCTGGATTCAATTAAAATGGCTTCAAGTGGCGACTTGGTTTTATGACAACGTCTGGAATCCGATCAATACAGCAGTTAGTAATGTGGCAAATTGGATCTGGACAAAGCTTAACGATGCGTGGACGTGGATATCTGACAAATGGAGTGCAGTTTCGACATGGTTTAGTGAAAATGTTTGGAATCCAATTGTCTCAAAAGTGGAAGATGCCAAAAAATCCATTTCGGAAAAATTTGAGTCAGCTATAACAGCAGTTAAAGACGCATGGAAAGACGTTGAAAAATGGTTCGCTGAAAATGTTGGTGATCCATTAGGTGATATTGCTGACGGAATTAAGAAGAAGTTTGAAAAGACCTTCTGGTGGATCATTAAACTAAAAGGGTTAGCTGACGCTGGAGGGGAGATCATAGGCAATATCATCGGTAGAGGAGAGGAAGCTACTGGATTCTCAACAAAGAAATCCGGTAAGTCTTCATCTGGAAAAAATAATAGCGGGGGCGGAGGAATTAACGGTCTTGTTCAGTCTCAGTCATCAGCGCCAACAAGTATTTTTCCTAAACAAAAAAGCGTTCTTGAAACTGAAAAGAATGCGACGGGTGGCTATATTACGAAACCAACCATTTCATGGATTGGTGAAGCGGGTAAGGAGTTTGTGATCCCTGTTGATAACAACAAGGGTCGCGGTAAAATGCTTCTTTCTCAGGCCGCTTCTAAACTAGGGATGAGCGTTGTTGATGACATGGCTTCTGCTTCATCAGCAGGTGGAGGAACTGCTGTTTCTCCATTAGCAGGCGGATCAACAGTTTCCGCTACAGTATCTCCTACCGTTGACACATCGAGCCTTAATGAACAATCTGCTTCTTTCGGTCAACAGTTCACGCAGGGCTTTGATCAAGGTATTGACGACAATGTCGTTTCAATGGATGCTTGGAAACAGAAAAACGTTGGCCAGCCTATGAAAAATTTGATTTCCTACTCTCCGAATTACGGAAAACAATTGGTCAACGGTTATGCTAATGGTCAGAACAGTACGGCAACCGGTACAGATGGCTTCCTGCAAACGAAAGTCAAAACACCATTCCAGAACACTGTGAATAAATCCTCTTCATGGGGAACCGGTACGATCAAAGGGTTTGCTTCAGGTCAAAATAGTTCACAAACTGGCACTGATCAGTACGTGAATACTCATGTGAATAAACCGTTTGTCCGTTCGAAGGAATCCTCAAACGGCTGGGGCAGCGGCATGATCGGGAATTTTGTTTCAGGTATGACTTCTAAGGCAAGTGACGTTCATGAAGCTGCCAAGGAACTCGCGAAAAAAGTTGAAAAGGCATTCCGTGAAGAGCTAGATATTCATTCGCCTTCTCGAGTTATGATGAGTCTCGGTCGCTTTGCCTCTGTCGGTGTTGTAAAAGGTCTGGATTCTGTCGATGTGAAAAAATATGCTGAAAAGCAAGCAGGTTCACTGGCGGCTGCATATTCCGGAATGGGCGCAGCAGGCGGAAATGTGAAGCAGTGGCTTATGGCTGCAATGATGGCCACAAAGACACCATTGAGCTGGCTCTCGGGATTAATGACGATTGCTCAGTATGAATCAGGAGGCAATCCTAACTCTATTAACCTTTGGGATAGTAACGCGAAGGCAGGGAATCCATCGCAAGGTCTGATGCAGACAGTTCCGACCACATTTAATGCTCATAAAGCACCGGGCATGGGTAACATCAGAAATCCGATTCACAACGCTGCTGCCGCTATAGGATATATTAAAAGCAGATACGGCTCAATTGACAATGTACCTGGTATTAAAAGCTTGAAACGTGGCGGTCCGTATGTCGGTTATGCCAACGGCGGACTGATTACAAAAGAGCAAATCGCCCGTGTCGGTGAAGGAAACAAGCGGGAATGGATCATTCCTGAGGAGCGGGGCATCCGCGGCCGCTACCTCCTTCAGAAAGCGGCGCAAGCTCTGGGAATGGAAGTGACAGATCCATCTCAATCCCAGCAGCCTGAGCTTTCTTCAGGCCAAGTTTCAGCCGTTACCTCTGGAACCCGGCAAACGATCCAAACGGCCGGAACGAAAGAAATTAAGATTGAGTTTAACGGCGATCAGCATTTTCATAATGGACAGGACGCTGACAGTCTAGTGGCGAAAATAAAGCAGGCATTGCTTGATGAATTACAAAAAGACATAAACACCGGAACAAAGGGGGTCGTAGCTTTTGACTAAGTCTGTTTATGAATTTTGGATATCACAGGGGAAGGAAAAGCTGCGGTTTCCTGTTCTTCCTGACCAGCTGAATATTTCAAATGCGGTTCAGAATGAGACGGTTAAAGTAGCGAAGTTCGGTGACCTTACATTTATTGACGAACAGGGAGCGAAAGAGATTTCGTTCTCTTCGTTTTTTCCGAAGAAATACAGCCCGATAGCAGAATATCAAAACTTCCCGTCGCCGGAAAATGCGATAACTAAAATTGAAAAATGGATGAAGGCCAAAAAGCCAGTCCAGTTTTTGATTACGGGAACTAAAGTGAATTTGACCTGCAGTATTGAAGGTTTTTCCTATAGCGAAGGCCAGCAGGATATCGGAGATCGTTCGTTTGATATTCAATTAAAAGAATACAAAACCGCTTCTCCCCGAAAAATCAAGCAGAAGAAAAAAACAAAGGCAAAACGCCCGTCGAAGGCGTCTCCCAAAACCTACACCGTAAAAAAGGGAGATACGCTATGGGACATTGCCGGCAGGTTTTATGGGAAGAGCACGCAATGGCGCAAAATTTGGAACGCCAATAAAACCGCAATGATCAAACGGAGCAAACGGAACATCAGGCAGCCGGGGCACTGGATTTTTCCCGGCCAGAAATTAAAGATACCGCAATGAAACAGGTGATGTGTGATGATAGAACTGTTTGTCATTAAAGACACAGAGTGGCTCGAGCTAGTGCCAGAAAGCGTATCGCTGGAAGGCCATCGTTATCAGGCGCCGCGCTCTATTGAAGCCACCATCGTCATCAAACAGGGCGGCCAGACGTATTACAGCGTTACTGAGGGTGATACGGTCTTGTTTAAGTGGAAGGGAAAAGAGCTTTTTCGCGGCATTGTTTTTGCAAGAACACCGGACGAGCATACGCTTGCTTTTAGCGCGTATGATATGCTGCAATACTTGGTCAAAAATCAGGACGTGTACGTGTTTTCCAATCAGCGAGCCGACCAGATGATCAGGAGGATCGCCAATGATTTTCAAATACCGACAACCTCGATTGCGAACACAGGCCATACGATCAAAAGCCTCGTCATAAAAAATGATACGACCTTATATGACATCATATTGAAAGCGTTGAAACAGACGAAAAGCCAGACAGGACGACATTATCAGCTGTATTCGGAAAAAGGAAAGCTAGGCTTGCGCGCTTGGCCAGATCCGTCGGAGGTATGGGTGCTGGAAACGGGTGTCAATATCACGGGCTACCAATACAGCACTTCCATAAACGACACTGCTACACGGGTGGTGCTCCGCCGGCAGAAGGACAATAAGACGTATAAAGCGTCTGCCAAGGACAGTTCAGGCGTAAACAAATACGGTGTGCTTCAATATACAGAAACGGTCACAGATGACATCAACAAGGCTCAGCTGCAGCAGCGGGCAGATGTGCGCCTTGCTGAAAAAAAGGGCGTCAAAAAAGAGCTAAAAAATATTCAGGCGGTCGGCATTCCGGAAGTAAGGAGCGGTTTGCCTGTCTATATATCCATTCCGGAGGCTGGGATCAAGAAAACCTACTGGGTAGATACGGACCGCCACGAATTTAAAGGAACAAAACATACGATGACCATTGATGTTGTCGAAAAGAATACCATGCCGGAAGGAGTGTCCTGATGAGATTAAGTGAGGCGATTAAACATTTGGCCGTCGGCGCAGTTGACGCTGAGTCTCCGGTGGAGCTGCTTCCGGCTGAGGTGGTTTCGGTTTCTCCTGTTGAAATCAAATTAAAAGAAAACAGCAAACTGATCATACCGGCTGACGCCCTCATCATCCCAAAACGGATGAAGTCCGGAGACGATGCACTCGAGCGGGGGGATCGCGTCATGACCGCGGCTCTGACTGGCGGTCAATCGTTTTTTATTTTAGATAAAGTATAGACAAACCGCTTCCATACGAAGGGGTTTTTTATTTAGTTTGTCATAAAGGAGTGGGCGCTATGGCCCTGACACCAGAAATGGAGTTTGAGGATTTTGAGGATGAAAGTGACGTCATTGAAACCTCGAAAACATACAAAATAGATTTTGTAAACGGCAGAATTACAAATGAACTGATTACCGGGCTTGAAGCGATCAGACAATTCGTATATATCGCCTTACAAACAGAACGATATGCGTATTCGGTATACAGCCATAATGTCGGAAATGAGCTTCAGGACGTGCTGACAGATTATGAGACGACTGATGCCTATAAAAAAATGGAGATTCCGAGGCTGATAGAAGAGGCGCTGGTTTATGACGACCGGATATCTGCTGTAACAGATTTTGAGATCGAAAAACAAGGCGATGCGTTTCATGTTTCCTTTGTGGTGGAGACAGATGAAGGGGCGCTTGAGATTGAGGAGGTGATTGGTGCAGATGTTTGAGGAGCAGACTTTTGAACATATTATGGAACGCATGCTCAACAGCATTTCCGCAGATATTGACACAAGAGAAGGCAGCGTCGTTTATAATGCGTTAGCTCCGGCGGCAGCCGAGCTTGCGAAGTCATATATATGGCTGGACACCGCGCTCGAGCTGGTCTTTTCTGATACCGCCCAAGGCGAATTTTTAGACCGGCGCGCAGCGGAAGCGGGGATTGAACGGACAGCCGCGACAAAGGCGGTCAGAGCGGGAGAGTTTACATCTGGCGTTACCATTCCTGCGGGCTCCCGCTTTTATGTGGAAAATCTTTATTTTCAATATACGGCAGATGGAACGCTCATCTGTGAAACACCTGGTGAAGCGGGAAACGCCAATCTGACTGGACGCCATTTATTGTCGCTGGATACCATTCCCGGATTAGAGACAGCCATTGTTAAAGAAATTCTGATCCCGGGGCGAGAGGAAGAAGGAGACGACAGCCTAAGAGAACGGTATTTTACAAGAGTTCGGCGCGAGGCTGTCAGCGCTAACAAAATGCACTATAAAGAGTGGGCTGAAGAGGTGGACGGTATTGGGAAAGCAAAGATCTTTCCGCTTTGGAAGGGAGAGGGCACGGTCAAAATCGTCGTCACGAATGTGAATCTTGAGCCCGCTACCGATATCTTGATACAAAAAGTGAAAGATTATATTGATCCTGAACCGGGACAGGGTGAGGGACAGGCGCCAATTGGAGCCTATGTCACAGTCGAAAGCGCGGTCTGGAAGGAAGTTGAGATTTCTGCCGAAGTGCTGCCTGAGATCAATCACTCAATTGAAGAAGTAAAATCGGAAATCAAAGAGGGGGTTTTAAACCTCTTTAAGAAAATGGCGTTTGAAGAGAACGTCATCCGACTTTCTCAAATTAACAATATCGTCTATAATTCACCGTCAGTCAGTGATTATTCCAATATTAAAATCAATGGAACCTCGGAAAATCTCGTGCTGAGCGACGTGGAAATTCCGAAGCTTGGGCAGGTGAACATCATTGAGCAAACAAGATGACATGACAGCGTATCTGCCGCCGTTTCTCACGAGCCTGAAAGAAATGGCTGAGCTGCTGAAAGCGGAAGCGCCTGAGTTTGATCAACAGAATAACAGCATCTTTGATTTGACCGATCAGCTATTTGTGCCAACAGCGACATGGGGGCTCAGCCGCTGGGAAAAAATTTTAAACGTCCCGCGGGAATCAGGCGATACGGATGAGATCAGGCGACTGCGTCTCATTTCAAAAATGTCGAACATTCCGCCAATCACCTACAAGGCCATTGAGCAGGCGGTGAATCGTTTCTTGAAGAACCCCTCTGCACAGGTCCGCCTGCTGCCCGGCGAATACCGATTTAATGTGGATATCAATGTTGATGACCTTCAGCACATGAATGAACTGATCGAAGCGATAGAAAACATGAAGCCCGCTCATTTGGCGTATACGCTCAGAGGCGGATTGAACGAGACGCTACAAATCAAAGACACAGTCATCCTGAATCACCGCAGATACCGAACAGCCAGTGAGCTGAAGGTCGGTTATTCGGTCACCCTTAACAACAATGAGGTGGTTTTAACTTGATTTCAACCATATACAGAGAACGTACAGCGGCAGATCTAAAAAGCAGAATTGATCACGTGCTGCTGAACGGACAAAAAACAGAAATAGTAGAACTCACCATTGACGGAGCGACAGTCACCGTTCTGACAAAACGTGAGGAAGACATCAAACATATCGAAACGGTGCAAATTTTTGACGAACTGGGCAACGTGATCACAGAAAGAAAAACAGACCTGGACGTCAGCGAAAACAGAACACTCGATTTCAGATTTACTTTTGAGGTGGTGTAACCATGGCATACGAAGAAAAAACAGACTGGCTCCCGGACGACCCAATCAACGAAGATGACGTCAACCGCTGGGAAAAAGGCATAAAAGACGCCCACACAGACCTGGCCGCCCACAAAAACGACATGAACAACCCCCACAACACAACAAAGGCGCAAGTCGGGCTGGGGAATGTGGATAACGTGCAGCAGGCGGCGAAGAAGGATTTTGACAAGCATGAGCAAGATCAGGTGCGGCACATTACTGAGGAAGAGCGGGAGAAATGGAATGGTGCGCAGTTATCTAAGATTACGAAAGATGATGGTTCAGTCTTTATTACTATTGACAATGGACAAGACTTTAACGAGATAGCTGCTCAACAAAAGCGATCTTTTACTTTTTACACGGCAAAAACAGGTCTGAATACACCTCCGCAACCCACTAAAGGCATTTATCTGTACTCTTCAGAAATAGAAGGGGAAGCGGTGGCTATGACAAACGATGGGGGCATCTGGAGAAAAACTCTAACAGGGGGTGTATGGTCTGAGTGGGTCAGTTTCGAGACAGAAAGTGGATCAACACAGAAGGCTGATCAAGCTGAAACAAATGCTAAATCTTATACGGACAATCATACTGCCAATAGCAATATTCATATCACAAATGCTGAACGTACAAAATGGAACGGGGCTCAACTGACAAAGTTAACGAAAGATAATGGCAGAAGAACTGGGATTCCTGATGGGACTGATATTCTATCATTATCGACGGGTTTTTATTATGGAGTAGGAAAGAATGTAGTAAACAATCCGGTTGATGGTGATAATGCTTGGTATAATTATGATGTGATAGAAGGTGAGAGCGGCAGAAAAACCATCGTTGCTTACCAAAGCTTTGACGTCACCATGTGGATCGGAATGGTTCATACTAACGGTGAATTCAAAGGATGGAAACGTTTGGTTACATCAGATGAGTTGAAAAGTGAAAATATCAATAAAATTGCTGATGAGTCACTTTATCAAGACGCAACGTACTCTGGAAACAACTATCCAATTGGTATTACTACTGTCGCCATTCTTCAGGGATCTACTGGATATCCCTATCAATACGGTGAAGTGCTGAATATAAAATCGAGTAAATACCGTTTTGCTCAATTTTTCTTTTATGCCGGAAACACAGGCCAAAAGAAAATCTTTATTCGCCATTGGTACGATACTGTAGGTTGGACTGAGTTTATTACCATTCCTTCGTCAGATGAACTAGAATCTGTTTTAAATACAGCAAAGCTTTATACGGACAGTCATGCAAATAACATGGAAATTCATGTTACACAGAATGATAAAACTAAGTGGAATAACAGCCAGGTTTTTAAATTGACTCAAGATGATGGGACGTTGGGGAAATACTACACTGAAGATTTGAATAATATAACAAAAACGGGGTTTTATTATATTTATTCAACGACCATGGAATTAAATGCCCCAATTAATAGAAATGGGTATTTGCTTGTCTATAATGTTGGAACCTATCCTTATCAAGAATTTACTTCTTATTCGGGAGAAACAGCTTCTATTCCAGACAATAGAAGAAAATTCATTCGAAATAAAAAGCAAGATTCAGAAGAGTGGACTCCATGGATGGAGATTGAATATTCACAAGGAGCACAGGTAAAAGCAGATAAAGCCTTAGCTGATGCTAAAAACTATGTTGATACAAACTATACAAATCAGAAACTAACTATTCTTACAGGCTCTAATGCAATTCAAGACGCAAGAACTGGTGGTGATGCATATCCCTCAGGAATTACATTGATGGTTATTGATCAAGAAAATACAACCGGTTATCCCGGTAAGTTGGGACTTGTGAGAAATGAAAAATATAATAATTATCGATTTACTCAATATTTTTATAATAACGGTAATTTTTCATATTCTTATTCTGGAACAGGTAGTTGGATACGTCAGTGGTATAATCAGTCTGGTTGGACGGAATGGGAAAAAATCTCAGGTTTTGCTCACGTAATCGCTGGTACAGACGGAAAACAAGAACTAAAAAAAGGTGAACAAAATAAAATTTATTTTAAAAACACTGTGAAAGACAGCCACAATTTATATGATTCACAAAATAGCAGATTTGTGGCAAGTCATCCTGGCATGTATTTAATAAATGCTAGTATATTTGTAGACAATAAATTGCAATACTCAAACTTTGAGTTATACGCCTATGTCAATGGAACACAGTATAAATTAATAAATCAATATAGAATAACTTCACCTAAAGATAACAATGACACGAATGAATTTAATGCTACAGTTACAGGTTCGGTGACAGTCCCGCTAAATGCAGGAGATTACGTTGAAATTTATGTTTATGTCGGGTATACAGGCACAGCAGCTCGATATATCGCTGATAAACCAATTACTTTTAATTACTTTGATATATTAGAACTAGGTGGGCGGAATTACTAATAACTATAGGAGGTATTTAAATGATATTATACGACGCCATCATGTACAAATACCCACACGCAGTGCCAAGAAAAGATTTTGAGCTGCGTAATGACGGTAATGGTTCTTATATTGAAAATTGGAACCTGCGCGCCCCCATCCCAACCCAAAAAGAACTCGAATCCTGGTGGGAGGAATCACGAAAAAATCCGCCGTACGAGCCGCCTAATCAGGTGGAGCTTCTCGCTCAGGAATTGTCGCAGGAAAAGCTGGCTCGCAAGCAGCTTGAAGAACTGAACAAAACATTGGGGAGCGAGCTGTCAGATATTAAGCTTTCATTACTTTCCTTGAAAGGAGATCATGCTGAATGAATTATTGGGTGCTTGCCTTGCATTTTGAATGGGCGACAGCGGAGATGGTGAAACAGGCCATCGCATATCAAGACTGTTCAATTGAGGATCTGGCAGAGGGTGTGAATAAAAAGCTGATTACCCCTGACCAGTATAAAGACATTACCGGCAAAGCCATGTAGGCTTTTTTATTTTGCCTGTTTTTAGAAAAAGGAGGATGAAGATGGTGAAGTATCAATACGAATTTCCTCTCGATAAGACTGGAAAAGCCGGAGCTGTAAGGCCCTACAGAGGAGAGAAAAATGATTTTGTGACACCTGTTTCGAATTTGTCAGGTGTCGCGGAGATTTTAACAAACGCTGCCTTAAAGGCAACTGAGGCATACAGTCAGCTCGGACAAGACAGACTGGGCGCTGTTCTGATTTCGAAAGTAAAGGGCTGGGCGTATGCTGATCACGAAGGCACGCTCTTTGTGGAAGAAAGCGAGAATAACAATGTTTGGACAACAACAGCAGCAGTTAATGTCTCAGCTGGTGTCCTGACGGAGACGGACTGGATATATCTATCTAAACGCTATTACCGCTTCCGTTATGTGAACGGGAACCTTCAGCAATCGGAATTTGCAGTCTACCAATCAGTAGGCGCGGGAGAAATGGATGTGCGCGTAAGTGAAAAAGCTCCTTTGCAGATTGACTTTTCGACGATTCAGACAGACGATGGCTTGCTGAAAGTAAAAGCCGGCAACACGTTTGACTTTGTCTTTCATGAAAATGCCGATTCTGCCGGCGAAGGTGCTGCTTTACTTGTGAACGGTGCCGAGCATTTACTCGTTGAAGTATACGGCACAGCGGAAACGAGTGAGGTGAAATTTTGGGGTAAATCGTTGTCAGGACAGAAACTTCCAATCAGAGGCGTGAAATCTGATGATGCGTCCTCTGCCTCGGGTACGTTAGGGAAAGCTGAGGCGTGGGCTTTTGATATTAAAGGGTTTAAGGAGATCATCATGGAGATCGCCAGTATCACCGGCGGATCTCTTTCGGTAAAAGGAACCGCGATTTCATAACCATTTCGGCCCTCGGAAGGGAGGTGATCCGCATGTAAAGGAGGAGTGAGTGATGCAGCAAGAGATAGATGTGAATGTGTTTCAGCAGGATTTAACAGACATAAAGGGTGAACACAAAGCACTAGAGCAGCGGGTTTCCGTATTGGAACGCGTATCTGACAGGCAAGACCAGCAAATCATGACGCTGAACGAAAAGTTAAACAAAATTGATGAAAATACAACGTGGATTAAACGCACCATCACAGGTGCCATTGTTACAGCAGTATGCACAGGGATCATTGGCGGAGCCATCGCCATTATGTACAACCTGCTGCAGCATTAAAGGGGGATTTTCATGAAAACGTATGACAAAGGCACGGTCATCAGGACGGTGCTTCTTTTGGTTGCATTCATTAACCAAACCATGCTGATGTTTGGCAAATCACCATTGGACATTCAGGAGGAGCAGGTCAATCAGCTTGCGGACGCACTCTATACTGCAGCCTCTCTCATTTTTACAATTGGAACGACACTTGCCGCTTGGTTTAAAAACAACTATGTAACAGAAAAAGGAAAAAAACAGCGTGACTTGTTAAAGGAAAATAATTTGACGAAATAAGGAGAGTTGAACATGCTGAACGTGATTCAAGACTTTATTCCAGTCGGGGCAAATAACCGTCCTGGCTACCTGATGACTCCGCTTTATATTACAGTTCATAATACAGCGAACACTGCACCCGGAGCGGATGCTGAGGCGCATGCCCGCTATTTGAAAAATCCAGATACGGCGACAAGCTGGCATTTTACTGTTGATGATACAGACATTTATCAGCATCTGCCATTAAATGAAAACGGCTGGCATGCGGGAGACGGAAACGGCAGCGGCAACCGGGCTTCTATCGGGATTGAAATTTGTGAAAATGCGGATGGAGATTTCGCACAAGCAACAGCAAATGCCCAGTGGCTTATCAAAACATTAATGGCTGAACACAAGATCAGTCTCGCCAATGTCGTCCCTCATAAGTATTGGTCAGGGAAGGAATGTCCGCGCCAGCTGTTGAATATATGGGATACGTTTAAAGCTGGGATTGGGGGAGGCGCGAGCCAAACCTATGTCGTGAAACAGGGTGATACGCTTACATCCATAGCGAGAGCGTTCGGTGTCACTGTTGCTCAGCTGCAAGAGTGGAATCATATTGAAGACCCGAATCTCATTCAGGTCGGTCAAGTGTTACTTGTAAGTGCGCCATCGAATGCTGAAGAACCAGAGCTTTATCCGCTCCCGGACGGTATCATCAAACTGACAACGCCTTACACCTCAGGGGAACACGTCCTTCAGGTGCAGCGAGCGCTGGCCGCTCTTCATTTTTATCCTGATAAAGGAGCTGCCGACAACGGAATTGATGGCATTTACGGACCGAAAACGGCTGATGCGGTTGCGCGTTTCCAGTCTGTTAATGGTTTAGCGGCCGACGGTATTTATGGACCGGCGACAAGAGCAAAGATCAAGGCTCTATTAGGTTTATAAAAAGAAAACATTGACAACGCCTGCTAGTAAAACCATACTGAATATGAATTTGTATTTGGGTGGTTATACTGTGCAAAAAGATATTAGATTAAATAATGTAAAAGGCGTATTAATATTTTTTGTAGTGTTTGGTCATCTATTAATTGCAAGTAAAAGCGGGCTGGAAAATATGATTGAAATCATTTATTCATTCCACATGCCTGCTTTTATTTTTCTTAATGGTTATTTTTCAAAAAGGCCATCAATGAAAAAAGTCATCAATCTTATCCTCTTATATGTTATTTTTCAAACCTTTTACTGTGTGTACCGTTACTACGCAGGTAATTTTTCTGTCATGCAATTGACTTACGGCAGACCGCATACTCATTTATGGTATATTGTCAGTCTGGGCAGCTGGTATGCATTGGCTATTGTTTTAAAGAAAATAAACGGAAGAAACGTTTTAAAAGCGGTGTTGCTGATTTTGTTGCTGGTGCTGAGCTTTTATTCTAGATTTTACGCAGATCAAATTGTGGAATTTATCAGAGTATACTACAGCAACATGCATACGCAAACAATGTCTATTTTAAGAACCTTTGTTTTCCTTCCATTTTTCTTGGCTGGTTTTTATTGTTCAAGAGACCTCATGAATAAAATATACTCTTCTTTAGACAAATTGAAGTTTAAATTATTTTTCACTTTAGCTGTCTCTGTAGTGGTATTTATTATTCTAGGTAAGCATCATGATAAATTTGATCAGCTGTTTTTCGGTTTTCTTGGCTACCAAAAGTTCCAAATAGAGAATCATAGTTATACTGGGATTGTATTCTTTCATTATTCATTAGCTGTGTTAGGCATTTTCTTATTATTAAATTTAGTTGGGGCAGGCAAAAACAAATTGACTCAATGGGGAGAAAACTCACTTGCGATCTTTTTATTTCATATGATCTTTGTCTTCCCGCTATTTACTTATAATAGCTGGTTAAACGAGCAAAACCCTGACACGCGATTAATGTTATGTTTTACAATGGCATTAGGAATAACGTCTCTTTTCGGATCGCGCGCATTTAACCGCATAGTGAAATATATCATTTATCCAATGAAGTATTTAGAATTCTTTTATGCACGGCTCATTAATCAAAAAGATAAAAATGATGACTATAAAAAGCGACATGTGGTTTAA